TTGAAGTCTTTGAAGAACACAACCAAGAACAAGAAAAGTTGGTAGGCAATGGAGTTTCTAAAGCTACTCATTGGGTGTCTGTCTATACCATCAGATTACTAAGGGAGTTTGTTCAACAGAAGTACAAACGAGAAGATTTATACTTACGTGAACTGAATCTAAACTTCATCCAATCCTTCCATTCATTTTTAAGAATTGATAAGGACATGGCACAAAACTCATCTACAAAACATCTAAAGCTATTGAAGAAGATTATTAACCTATCAGTAGCCAACTCCTATATGGCGTTCAACCCATTCTCTACCTATAAAGTAGAACGAGAACCCGTAGATATAGATTTTTTGGACGAAGAAGAATTGAGGAAGATTATCAACTTTGATACTCCCCTGCCAAGATTGGAGCGAGCTAAAGATATGTTCCTCTTTGGATGTTTCACTGGGCTTAGTTACATTGACATTAAGACCTTGACACTAGAACACTTTGAAAAAGACAATGCAGGCAGAATATGGATTAAGAAACGCAGGGTTAAGACTGGAGTTCTATCACGCATCCCCCTACTCCCTATTGCCAAACTGATACTGGATAAGTACAAAGGTGGAGAGAAATTACTTCCAATTCAAGACCCAGCAGATATAAACAAATACCTAAAAGATATAGCTATCTTGTGTGACATCAAGAAACGAATCACATTTCATACAAGCCGCCATACATTCGCCAGCACCGTTACTTTAGCCAATAATATTTCATTGGAAGTCGTTTCTAAGATGCTTGGTCATACCAATACCAGAATGACTACTCATTATGCCAAACTGATAGATAAGTGCATAGGTGAACAGATGGACAAGCTCATGGACACATTTACAGGAGATTCCAACTACTAAGCCTTACAAACTATGATTATCCCACTTGCAGTTATTGTGAGTGGGATTTTCTTTTTTACTTTTGCACATAAACCATTACACCAAGATATGCAACCAATAGATAAGTTTACTAATTTAGATGCTGTTTATCCTACTACTGACGCAAGAGAAGAAGATATAATCTTGGATTATGTTTGGGATTTCGCCATGTTTATCCATCCAGCAGAAGCCAAAATCATAGATGATAGATTTGCACTGGAAGGCAGCTATGCCATACCAACTTTCAAGAAAAGGTACAATGAAGGATTAATAGATATGCCACTCACCTATAAGGAATATAAAAAGAATGATGAATTGCAGACTGCCATTTCAACTTTGGGAATGGACGCTGATAAATTCTGGTTTGCCCTATTGTTTATAAAGGACTATGTAGATGGGGAATCTTGGCAAGTTTCAGAACGTGGCAAATCTCCAGCAGATGAAGTCAAGCAACTACTTGAAACCATATACCAATATGAAGAAGCCCCTAATGCCAATCCTCTTACAGACCATATAACATTTAAACAAGAACTTACTTTATCCTTACAACTAAACGGAAAAATCATCCATAAAATAGCCTCAGCCAATGCTATTAAATTCATACAATTATGCTGTCAAGAACACTTAGAAGATTTAAAACCCAAAAACGAATTTGACATAGCACATTTGAATGATAATATAGAAATGGTGAGTTACCCGAGACAAGAACAAACTAACACAAGCACAACCAAAAGAATCTGTCTGTTTGCCCAAAGATTCAAATTATTTTTTGATTCTTTATCGCCAGCTTTCACTAATTACAGGAAAGGAGAAAAAAACGCATATAATGTAACATTTCTAATTTCACAGCTAATCTGCCTTACTGGAATATCAGATAACGAAGATTTTAAGACCGACAAATCCACCTTAAAAGGATATTTAAGTAAAAACAAAAATTTAAATTGGGATGTCTATAACCAATTTTATTAATAATCAACGACTTATCTAAGGGAGAGTAACATCTCCCTTATTTTTTACACTCTCATATCCCAATAGCATCTCTCTATCTTTGTAGCGTCAAAGGAATAGGACTTGTAAGATAAGCAAGTTAAGAGAGAACCAAAGTCCTCAAAATTTTACTCTCTCTTAATCTTCTCAAAAGTTCTCACCTTTGCAAAGTAATCAATAACGATAAGGCGCCAAGTTACAGATTACATGAATTATTAATACTTTAAACTATAAAAAGATGAATATCCAAATTTTACAACAGAGCATAGCTGAGAACCAAGTTTTAGTAAATAACACTATTGATACAGTATTTGTAACCAGATTCTTAAACGGTATGCTAAGAATTCCAACAGAAATCCGTTTACGATTCAAGACACTCAACAATATGCCTGCCATTACAGTTATATTAACTTACAGAGATAAGAAAGGCAGATTGATAAAAGAGGAACTTACAACCATTGCAAACGGTGAACTTATCAATGCGGTCATTTCAGCAATGGGCAGTAACTTGAAACCAATCCATGCATTCCAAACGGAAGGTAACAACACAATAGAAGAAACCTCGACAAATTTTGAACTGGAAATGTTTGAAAAATTCATGGAATCCTCATATCACTTAAAGATTGAAGATGATTTCATAAGCTCAAACGGTGACAGATTTCTTCATGCTGTTTTCTCTATCGGATTCCATTATGATATACATTTCTACCTTAAAAGGGATGAACACATTGAAGAACTATTGAACAAAGCTCTCACCGCATAATCGGAATTCAATTTTGGAGGGAGGGTAAAACCTCTCTCCTTTTATCAATACATAATAGCATGAACATTATACTACCTCCAGCATACGATAATGAATCAGCCCATCATCAAGTAAAACAACTGATGGAACAAAAGAAAAACCTGTCAATCCGAGTTGATGATATTCCTTGTGCTTGGATAAGCAACTCAGATATGACAAGGTTAAAATATATGCTAAATACAGCATCTTGGAACTGGATTATAAATTATCTGGAAACTGGAAATCCCGATGATTTCAGAGTTTTTCCATTACAGGAAGAATCATTACCCGATTTCCAGACTACAGTCCTTAAAGAATTAGTTGACAAGAAATACAAAATCTACAGGATTCCTTTTCTAAGAGAAACCCAACCATACATAAACCTTATAGCTGTTTTCAAATTCGGGAAAATCTATTTCAGAATCAGACTGACACACCCAATCGTAGAATATCTAAACTCCAACAATATATGAACCAATACATTATCAGTAAAGGACAGAAGCTATCCGATATAATGCCACAAATAGAATCAAACATTAATCTTGCCAAAAAATTTCCTGGCATTGGAGCTACCTATCTGGAAATCCATTCTCCCAGACCCTCTATACTGATAGAGCCTAATGTTCCTGTCATTCAAGGAAAATGTGCAAAATCAGACAAGGACTTTAAAGTGTTCGGAGTTTACGAAGGTGTTTCAGTAGAAAAAATAACCAACTACTTGCAAGAACCATATAAATACCACAAACTGATGACTACCCCAGAAAGCTTTCCTAAAATCAAACAGGCAGCCAACAATGTAGGAATAGACCTTTATTCCCATTTCTTTTGCTTGATGGACGAATCCCATCTGTTAGTAAAAGATGTGGATTACAGAGATAACATAGTTCTGCCTATGAATGATTTTTTCCTTTTCAAACAGAAAGCTCTGGTTTCAGCAACACCGATTGCATTTTCAGACCCTCGTTTCAAAGCACAAGGTTTTAGAACAGTTACTATTGATGCAGACTATAACTACAAACAGGATATTACATTAATTCATACCAACAATACACTGCAAAGCATCCGAGATTATCTGGAGCAACATAATGATTCCCCAATATGTTTCTTTATTAATCTGGTTGACTACAGCCATTCATTAATAAAAGAGTTGGGAATCCAGAACGAATCCTCCATATTCTGTGCACCTAAAAGTGTACAGAAGCTAAAGAACGAACTTGAATTCAACAATGCCTATGATGAATGGAAATCTGACAGAATGAGAAAGTTCAATTTCTTCACAAGCAGGTTTTATAATGCTTTTGACTTGGAAGTGGATTATACCCCACATGTTGTAATGCTTACTGATATAAAGGCATCACCATATACCATACTTGATATTAATACGGATTGTGTACAGATTGCAGGTCGTTTCCGTAACGGATTATCTACACTTACACATATTTATACGACAGACAATAATCTACCAATAATGACTACGGAAGAAATTAGAATACACCAGTTTGCACAGGAACACGCATACAATACAATCCGAACATTATATAACAGTGCAGCATCCGAAACAGAAAGGAATGCTTTCGGAGAAGCCATGCGTTCACTTCCATTCAACAGGATGCTTTATCCAGATGGAAAGAAAAACTATTTTGCCATTGATAATGATACCAATGACAAGCTGGTAACAGGCAGTTACCATGACAGTGACAGAATCATATCTCTATATTATGCCTGTTACATGTTCCGCCCATCCTGCACAGGATATATCTATCAGTTTAAGGACTTTAGCCAACTATTACTTCAAGGCTCTAAAATGACAGTCAAAGAAAAACGCAAGAAAATGGTAGCCATACTATCCGAACTGAAAGAACCGCTATCTGAATTTGATTTGGACTTTATAAACGAAATGAGAAAAGTTGATTCCTTATTAATAGAAGCATACGAACTTTTAGGTTTGGATTCAATCATAGAAATGGATTATTCCCAAAAACGCATGAACGAAGCCATTATTCTAAAACGGATGCAGGGCAACACAACAGTCAAACTGATAAAGAACAGTTTCAAGACTGGCTACAAATACAAATGCTCACAGATAGTTTCTGAACTGACCCGAATCTTTGAAATGTTGAATATCCATCCTCATAAAAGCATCCGTGGGGAAACCATTAATCATTACTTCGATACAGTTCCATGCAGAATCGGGAAAAAACGGGAACGTGGATATTTCCTAAGAGCTGAACTATTATAATTACAGGTAGGACAAAAACAAATAAATTTCTTCTTTTTATACCCCATTACACTTTTGTCCTACCCTTACAGAATTATCTGAAATACCGCTAAATCTATCTTTTATAAGTAGTGCCCCTAAGATTAGTTCCCCACCTATAAAGTAACTATCTTTATACTATCTCAAACAGATAATTCCACTACCAAGATTCTCCATTTACAGACCATTCAATATTTCTAAAATGCAGGAATTTACTTATGAACAAATCAGAGAAAAAGCATTAAGACAAGGAGTAAAAGACAACAGAGTTCATATAGGATTATGGGCTAATATTAATAACTATCTAAAGACAAGGAGAAAGAAAAATGGAAAGGTTACTACCTATTATATCTCATTACAGAAACTGGCTTACT